GCATGAACACCTTAATTGCTCGTCAAGGCGAGCGCTGGGAGCAGCTTTGTTATCGCGCCTATAGCGCCACCAATCAAGCACTCGTCGATGCGCTCTTTGATGCTAACCGTGAACTGACCCGAACCATGGCCACCTTTACTTTCAGCGGAGGAGAAACCGTCAACATCCCTGCGGTGAAAGTGGTGAACACCGTCAACGTGGAGAAAGCGCCATGGGCATGACTGCAACAGGGCTTATTCGTCCATTCGCTATTTTGCATTGGGCGGGAAAGGATGTGACCGCAGAGCTTAGCCGCTATGTGAAGTCAATGACCTATACCGATGTGATGGAGAGCAAGCAGACGGGCACCGATACCTTGTCTTTGACGCTGTTTAACAAAGACCGACGCTTTTGTAATGCGTGGTATCCAACCAAAGGCGACACCTTAAAGCCAGGTATTGGTTGGTTAGATGAGCAAGGTCAACGTCATGAATGGTTATGGGGCGAGTTCAGTATTGATGAAGTGTCGTTCAAGATTGGCCCTGATGATGTGATGGTCGGCGCGAACGCCAAGCCGCCAGCCACTGAGCGCGGCTTTATTGATAACGAGCAATGCCTTGTGCAGGAGAACGTCACCCTTGAGCGCGTCGCTCAGTCCTGGGCAAAAGACAGTGGCTTGTCGTTTATCAAAGCACCTGACACACCAGATTTTCGCTTTGATCGCATTGAACAGCGTGATGAAAGCACGCCCGCGTTCTTAACCAGACTGTCAGAGCAAACCAGTGTACCGATGGCCATCAAGGGTAAAAATCTTGTGATGGGCAGCTTTGAATCTGATGTGATTCAAATCGACACGCTTAACCGTAGCGTTCTTAGCTCGCTTAATCTGCCTGACAGCGCCCGTTCTAAATATGTAGCAGTGGAAGTCGAAGGATACGATCAACAGTCAAACAAACTCTTCAGCTACCGAGCTGGTGATGCCACCGCTACAGGTGACAGAGTGAAGATACTTCGCAATATCGACAACGTGAAATCCATGGCCGATGCCAGAGCGTACGCCGAGTCCTATTTACAGAACGGTGAAGACGGCAAACAAGGCGCAAAGGGGCGCATGTCGGTGGTGAATACCATGCTGACCACCGCGCACCTGATTGAATTTTTAAACCTTGGCAAAGTGCCAAACCGCTGGAAACCGACCACCGTCACCACCTCCATCAGTGGTCGTTCGTGGATGGCCAGCGCACAACTATCAAGAGCAAGCTGATATGACAAACCGATTTCCGAATATTCCAGAGCCTAAGCTGGTTGAGGTTGACTATGACGCTGACCTTGCCAGTTTGAAGGCTCGTTATCAAGAAGGTGCTGGTCACTATCCTGGTATTAATGATCCAGAAACTTTCCATCTTGAGCAGATTGCCTACGAGAAGAACGAACTCAAAGCGCTCATCAACCATGAAAGCAAACAGAACTTGCTGCCGTTTGCTGAAGGTGAGCGTTTGGACAACATTGGGCTACTGACCGAAACCGAGCGATTGCCTGCTTCAAAGTCCCGTACGGTAATGGCGTTTACCTTTATCGAACATACTGGCCTTGTTATTCCACAGGGCTATCAAGTGATTGCCGTGGATAACCAAACCATCTTTGAAACATTGGAAGATACGGTGGTTGGTGCTGGCACCTTAACCATTGAAGTTAATGTGGAATGTGTCGAGGCAGGCGAACAAGGTAACGGTTTTCTACCAGGACAAATTAACCAAGCCGTTGAGCCGATGAATGCACTGGAAAGCGTGACGAATACCGAGACCACACAAGGTGGTGCGGAGATTGAAGAGGATGATGCCTTTGCTTATCGCATCTATATCTCACCGTCCAAGTTCAGTGTGGCAGGTCCCTATGAAGCGTATGAGTACTTTGCACGCTCCAGCAGCTCGTCGATTAAGAACGTCTCTGTCTGGACGCCTGCACCGAATGAAATTGAGATCAGCGCCATTTTGCAAGACGGCTCGCTACCGAATCAAGCCATCAAAGACTTGATCAAATCGGAGTGCTCAGGGAAAAAACGTGTCCCTATGGGGGATTTGGTGCGCGTTGTTGACGCTGAAGATGTGACCGCAACCGCGAGCTTTCACCTGCAAATCTTTAGTGATTACGCGTCACTGGCCGAGTCCATACAAAGCACCGCTAAGGCGAACATTGAAACGGCGATGAATGCATGGAAGACCCAGCACGGACGCGACATTGTACCTGCGGCTTTAACTTCACTAGCGCAACGTATTGAAGGGGTGTATCTCGCCAAAGGTACAGTGACAGGCAGTGAAGGCACGGTTATCACTGACACCAAGAGCGTGACGAAAAAGCAACGACCGCTCATCACATTAGAGAGTTTTACCTTTGAGGTTGTGAGCGAAAACAGCCAACAGACATTTGAATAACAACAATAACAAGAGAAGAAAAACAATGAATGAAACTGGAATTAAAGCGGCTTTGATGTCTTTGGCTGATATTACTGGCCTGAAGAAAGTGGGCACTTCCGTTACGGCAACCATTGTCAGTTTTGGGGTTAACGATGTGGCGCAACTGATCGCCATTGCCGTGGGTATTGTCTCTGGCTGCATGGCCATTCGTCACTACGCGGTAGCCACACAACTCAACAAAGCCAAACTGGCTCGCCTGCAATCGGGTGATGACACCATGATGGATGCGGAGGAAACCTCATGAGCTTAAAGACCAAGGCAACCCAAGCGATAATCTGCTCAATCACTGCCGTTCTGGCGATTGTGTTCAACATCGATGACGAACTAAGCGTGAGTGAAAACGGACTTCGCCACATTGCTAATGAAGAAGGTTGCCGCCTCAAAGCGTATCAATGCAGCGCTGACCGTTGGACGGCAGGCATGGGACATACTGAAGACATGACCGAATCCACGGTACTGACCGAGCAGCAAGTGGCGGAATACTTTGTTAAAGACGTGGCCACAGCCGAAAAGGTGGTGAAAAAGCACATTACCCAAACGCCAAGCCAAGCGGAATACGATATGATGGTGAGCTTTGTTTTTAACTTAGGTGCCGGAAACTTTCAGACCTCTACGCTGCTTCGCAAATTTAACCAAGGCGACAACCTTGGTGCTTGCAAACAGTATCCAAGGTGGGTGTATGTCAATGGCAAGAATTGCCGCATCAAAGAGAACGACTGTCCAGGCATTCCCAAGCGGCGTGATAAAGAAATGAACATTTGCTTAAACGGGTGGTAATAAGATGGATGCTCTGAGCCAATTCAAACGCACCGCACTATGGGCAGCAGGTGTCATTCTCATCCTGAGCTTACTGGTGAACTACAAGCTGTTTGGTTACACCAGTGAGCTAAAGGCAAGCAATAACACCTTGAGCGAGACCATCACCAGCCAGGAGGCCACCAACAATCAACTGGCCCAGCGTATCACGGAATTAACCGACCAACGAAGCAAGGCACAGCAAGCCGCTGACGAGTCGTCGCATCGAGAACGCGATGCCCGTAGTCGACTAAAAGACCGCATTGAACAATTAGAAAAGGAACTTGAAGATGAAACGTGCAGCACTGTGCCTATCGCTTATCCTGCTGACTGGGTGTCAGGATACTAAGATTGTGACTCGTTATGAGTATCAGGATGTGATTCAGGCACCACCCAGTAGCGACCTGATTGAATGTGAGCAGCCTTTTAATCAAAAGCCAAAGACCTATGGTGAAGCGGCCAGCCGCGATGAAGTGTGGTTAACGTACTTTCGGCTCTGTGCCTGTAAGCTTGAGCGCAATCGCACCTTCTACGGTTACACCAATAAAAATGACGCTTGCTCCAAGCTGGAATCAAGCGCCATTCAAACTCCACAACCGGTTACCCAAACAGACTAAGCTGCTCCTCAACCTTACCATTGGCCGCTTCGCCCTTGTCTTTGACGAACACAAACCAGGTTTGCAATTTGGAGGCAAAGAAGTAGCCATCTCGCACATGGTTGCGCTGTGTGCGAGTGCAGCTATTAAAGACCTCATAAGCTGGAAGCATACGGATCGGTTTCGATGGCATGATAGTTACTCCTTCTCCATAGGTACTCGGCTAACTCTTTTGGTGTGTACCAATTGCGGATCCCCAAATCGCTTTTAATGATCGCTTTATCGACTTGATTGAGCGCCGCTTGAAACTCGCTTGCAGCAATGCGGTTGTCGGGATACATCTCAAGCAATAGCGCTTCCAGTTCATCTTGCGTTTGAGGGTTCAACACTTCATAACGCGGCTCTGCCCGAAACTTTACTCGCCGTGACATGATGATGCCTCCTTACTCGCAACCCAACGCTCAAGCCCTAAAATCACCTGACGAATATTGTCACGAGTGAGCCAGCGAGCACGCTCCACCTTAATGGTGCGCTTTACAAAGCTATCAAGCGCAGGGTCATCTAGCCCTTGCCAGCCAATAGATTTTGCTAATATCGCCAGCTTAGCCCATTGCTTACTGGATGGCTGATTGGATGAACTGCCACCCAAACGCTTTTTAAAGTTAGGCGAGTCTTCCAAATAACCTTGTTGCTTTAACTCGTTGACTAACTGCATCAGTGCGCCATCGGTTAAATCCTTACAGCTTGTTTTGCCTGTTTGGATGCCTAAATAGTTGCGGTACTCATCGTCATCAAAGAAACCCATGCGATCGAGTAGCAGCGCTTTCACACCTTTATGCACCAAACCATAATAAGCATGGCGTTTAATTTTCATCTTCATAGTGCCTCCTCAATCGGCAAAGTAAAGGGCTTACCTAACCAGCTTTTATTGGCAACACGTAACAACAATGCCGCCAAGAATTCGGACTTCTCTTTGGTCGAGAACCCTGCGTTTTGACGCAGTTCATCAAAGAGGTCAGCACTGTCGGCATCGAGAACAAACTTACGCTCAACACGTCCTAATGACTTGCTACGCATACGACTGTCGCGAGTTCTATCAGCTTGAGATTTTGGGTTATCGACTTTAGGCCGTCCAACCCGAACGGAAGAAATGACCATAAACGTTACTCACTAACAAAAAGTGTTTGGTCATAGTTTATGCATTTGAAAATGAATGTACGAAAAAGTTAAAGGCAAGATAAAAGAAAGCCACCGAAATGGTGGCTATTCAGAAATCATTTTTGATTTATAAACCTTGTTAGATCAGCGTAGTAAGCACTTAGGGAATCGCATTGTGTTTTAAAGAAGCCATTCGGGTTATAGCTCATGGCTTTATCTTCAATATCAAGTAACTGGTTATTGTTTGCAGAAGCAACCTGAACCAATAAAGCTTTATTGTATTGTATTTTCTGCTTCTCTTTTTCAATACGGTAAGTATCTACACTCTCACCTCGTTTCGCACGCTCTAGTCGGTTGTTTACAACATCAATAGAGGCGTTAGTTCTCAGCGTGAGATCAGAAACAATAAACAACAGAGGATCAGCTAATTGTGAGGTATTAACACTGCTAGGAACTTTACAAGCATCAAGGTAAGAAAAGTAAACAGAGCGATTTAGAAGCATCTTCTGCTCGGCTTGTTTCATGGTATAAGCCGAAGCTGTAAAAGAAGTACATAGTGCTGCAAGCATTAGAATATATTTTTTCATTTAAACATCCTTTCATAAAAACAGTGCAATTATACACATAATGTGACAGACCAAAAAAAGCCCACACAGAAAAGGTGGGCTGATTAACAAAACGCAATTTGTTTTATAAAGCCGAGAGCTTACCTTGCTCTTGTCCGCTTACACCATGATTCAGTTCAGCGGCTTTACCCGCTAAGTGACCAGCCCAAAGCGCATCATCAGCGCCACCTCTTGCGTTCTTGGTGGAAGCCTTGCGAGTATCACCTGTTTTTAGATCGGGGTGCGCTTGCTTCATGTAAGTATCAATCTGCTGAGATTCACTATCACTCAGCGCAAAAGCTTTCACCTTGGTTCTTACACTACCAACCCAACCTTCACAAAAGAGATCTGCTCTTGATGTCTTGGTGCTAGTTTTAATGCGCTTACTCAATGTAGAGATAAACTCTTTACGCGCTTTAATAAGCTGACGTTCTAATACTTCATAGGCGTAGGCTGCAACATCTGGACGTTCGTTGTGGCCAGTGAAGGTAACAACGTATCCGCCTTTAAAACAGTTCCAGTTGAAATGCACACGGCAACCGAAAGCTTCAGCCACCATAGAGCTAAGACAGGCAAAGTAGTTGGTCGGCTTTTTCGCTTTAAATTTAGACTGAATCTCGCCAGTACAAACGTCGCTGAGTTCTGGACTCTCATCCGAAAGACCATGCTGCTGCATTAACGCTTGAGCGCGAGACATTGCCGCTGCCGCTTCATGTTCATTGGCGGACTTAGCTAGGCGCAGTAGCTTCTTGATTTTGTCGATATGCTTTGAGTTAGCCATGGATCTTCTCCTTAATAGCACTGTCTGTTACAACCGCGATGGCAAAACCCATAGCAAAAGCAACGAACGCAGGCGCAAGAACGTATGTAACGATAATTAAACCTAGTGAATCAGGTTTACCTGTATAGTTTTTGTCGTAGACGCGTATACCGAGACAGCAAGCAATAGATAACGCCCAGAGAATAATAAGGAAATCAATCATAGCACCTCCTTCATCTGTTGTTGCAGTGCTTTTACTTTCCACAAACAGCAATGCTTCAGCTTTTTGCCAGAACGACAAATACAAGGTTTATTGCGGTTACGTTTCTTACTGATAAGGCGTACTAATTCTTCCAGTTGGTCATCCGTAATGTCATCAGCAACGATTGTACGGTCCATAATTTCGGTATTAACGAGTTGCATTGAGAAGCTCCTGACAATAGTTGTGAACATTACGAATAGCGATAGATACATTGTTTAATCGCTCAGCCTTTGCAAAATCTCTGAACTCGATAGCCGCTTTAATGCGACGCTCAATAGACTTGATACTTTGCCCTACATCCCAAGGGATGGTGACACGATCAACAATGATGTTTCGTAAGATGTGTTCGTTGATTTTGACTTCTTCGTCTTGAGGGAGTGAAACCACAACCGACTGCGCTGGTGCTGATAGTTGCGGATACGGCGCTTGTAGCGAGTCATGACTTTCTCCTGTTTGAATTAATCGGTTATAAATAGCATCATGAGCACGATTAAGGTTATTAATGTCTTCGGGGTGCAGTGATGTACCTTTATCAAGTTCATTCGTCATTGCGTTACGAACGATGAACATAACTTCACGAAGCAAAGCCTCATCAAAATGGCGATACATCATGTGCGATGAATGGATAGCAGAATCAATCATATGTTTGATTTGGTCAGCTTCAGACACTTTGCAGACAGGCTTGCCATTGCAGTAAAAGGAACCTTCACTGTTATCATCATCCGCATCAAGATAGATACCGCTGCACATATAACCGTTAAACTTGAATGCATAAAGCTGCCCTTCGATTAAAGTCGGACGACAGAACTCATCGAGAGCATCCTGGAGAGATTGGCTAATCATCACTTATCTCCTTGGCGTTTTGCTTTGACATACTCAAATTGATCAAATAAATCCCACCCATCAGATAAGTCGTGGTAAATGCACTCGTCGCTTTCTTCTATGTAAGTGGGCGCAAAATGAAAGCTGGTTACTGATGTTTGACACCATGCAATATAGTGTTCAGGCGAAAGCTCGGAAGCTTTGAGTATTTCAGCTTGTTCACCAATAGAGCTGTTTGGATACTCTTTGCTGTATTCTTCAAAGGCTTCAATTAAGCGATCGGCATCCGTGGCTTTTACCATGACGCGATCCATTGTTGACGCGAGAACAATGATTTCAGCGTCAGTCAATTGATGTTCATTGTGTGCGTTCCAGATTCGCTTTCTCATGTTTTCATCAAAGTGAGGAAAGCCTTCTAAACCGAAGTATTTTTGAGCTATCTGATTCCAAACATACATTGCACCACGCCAAGCATTTTTGGTTTCACCAAGGTGATAGCAATGCTTATCACTAATCGAATAAATTTCTGTATATGACATGATTAACCCTCCATCTTCGCTTCTTTGATTGCTTCTCGACGACCAGCTCGCCAGTAGCGCATGCCCATACGGCGCTTGTTTGAAGGCCATCTTCTCAATGGGTTTTTAATGATCCCTATAGTCAGTGGTTGCTCTAATGACTCAAAACCGTTCTCGAATAAGTAATCAGATAGATAGGATTTAACGTATTGTTTCGCGTTGCAGTGAGGACAAGGAATATCACCACCAATATCGAGATAGTGCTGTCCATCCTCCCCAGCAAAACCGCTGTCCATATCCCACAGATAACCATTGATGCATTTTGAATCGAGGTAATGAGCGCCGAAGTCGTTGCCTTCGTAATCACAACCAAGTTGTTTTTGTTTGGTCATGGCGTCTTCTCCTTATGCTTCCAGCTCATCAAACAACGCATCTGCCATTTCAACAGCTCTTAAGGCTAAGTCAGTGTGCCTCCAATGACCGTAAGCACTAGAACTACAAAGAGCGACTAATAGCTGTAATGCAGCTCGTTCTCTCTTTGAATATCCCTCTGCATAATTAGAAGCAGTTACATTGTTATGATGGGCTTCATCGAACGTTTCCAAAATCACTGGATGTTCAGGCGTATCCCTATTAATTTTTTTCATCTTAAAATTCTCTTTAAATAACGATTTCACTAAATTCAGGCAAAGCGAAGCCAAAGCGGGAACGCGTGGAGCGTCGCTTGCCTGTATTTAATAGGTTGGTTGTTGGGTTTATTTACTCGTTGTGAGTAACTGCTTTTCTGCTTTACGGACGATGGTTCTTAGCATGGAAATACGAGTCATGTTTCCACATCCCATGCTTGGCTTACCAAGGCGGTCTAATACCTTCTGTGCTAACTCTTGTGCATCTTGAGGATTACTTTCAAGCATGCATTCCAGTGAGCTTTTAGCATCAGAGACGCTGGTATTAATGAGCGAGTTCACTTTATCCATGGTGGCATCCTTATAATTTGCTGAAGTTCAAGTGAACCTGTTGGTATTCGCCTTGCTCGTCGCGTTCGTAGAAGTTGAAGTACGACTTGCTCCCAATGATAAGCAGTGACTCCTTTGCGGCTTCCTGAGCCTTACGCAACGTTTCGTCTTGGAAGTCTTTGCCAATAAAGCTAATGGTGTTAGCAATAGAGGCATCGTTCACAAAGAAGTCTTGAACCGCGATTAACACATCATGCGGCAGTTTGTCCTTTTGACTGTTGTAATAGTCACGTGCTAACTGACGAGCCGCATCATGCTCAGGGCCAAGGGTTTTTAGTTTGGCGGTTTTGTAGGTGATCTTGTATTTGCCATCAAAACTAAACATCGCCACGTTATCGCCAGTGCCACGGGTATGCAGCTTAGTGCCGTACTTATCCAACATCTCAACGCGGAACATTTCAAAAGCTTGCATCAAGTTAACCTTGAACGTTTGAAGCCGTTTTTGTTGCTCTTTCACTTGCTTGAGTAAACCTGTCACAAAGGCATCTTTACGCAGCTCATGAGCCGGAATATTGCACTGTGCGATAAGGTTGCCTTCCGCGTTATACACAAAGCCTTCTGGCGCAGCTGGGCGAGTTGGCTTTACTTCTTTGGTTTCTGTTGCTTGAGTGGCTTGGTTCATAGTGGTGCTCCTGTTTTTACAAAATGGTCAGCTTTAATAAGCTCGTTCTGTTGTTTTAAAAATTGGTTTACTGCGCTATAAGCGATATCTCTTGCCCCATAGGCAGTAACTGCGGATACTGAATCGACTTGTGTGATCGCTTCCGCGCGGCAATCAGAGATAAAGAATTCACCGATGCCGTTTTGGTTATTCGGACCAAAGCGAACAATCACTTCGAGCCTAATTTCTTGATTGGGTATTCGTGCCATTACGCCTCCCAATAAATAATGCTGTTGTTCAATCTGACGGCTTGCATGTGGCGCTTAATCCCTTGGCTGCACATGTTGATATCGAACTTCTTCACATCCTCATCAACAATCAGTAAAGGGCTATCACTCATTACCAGCTCACCTTTACCTTTAGGTCTGCGGCTGATAACTCGGCCACCGTGTAGCCACACGAACTCATCAATTTTCATTCGGTTCATAAACCCTCCAATGGACGAAAAACTTGCGTTATCAATGTAAAAGCGGGGTTGTTTAAAAATTCGAAATCCGACAACAGTTGTTGATTCACGCCTTTGTTACCTCTCTGGCAATAAGCACATTTATCATCACGTAGATTCCAGCGTGGAATACGACAACCACAGCATTCGCAGGGCGCATAGGGCGAAATCCCTGTTAACCGATACACATAGCTATTCCTCTCTTTACCGACGATGAGCACCACGTAATGTTTGCTCATCTGAGCTAAAACGTTTTTCACGGCAGGCTGACTAACATGACAAGTTGGATTCATGGCTATCCGACCCGCTGAACTGTCCCCAATCTGACGCATAATGGTCAGCACAATCTCTATGGTTTCACTTCCTTTTACTGCCATAACTAGACTCCTATACTTTCCTTTAAGTAGTGATGAGCAGCTGCTAGGTGTTTCGGTGTCAACGGCTCATGGTTTCGTGATGCTGACGAACTGGCTAACATGATCATGTCGGCGAGTGTTCTAAGTTGACCTGTCGTTTTCGGCACAATGGCGTACGCCGCTTTAAACAACTCTTGGTCTTGAATGCCCCAAGCTTGCATATAGCTTTTGATATCTTCCTTTGATGCAACCTTGATGCATGTAGGGCGGATCATTCGGCTCCAAATCGGGTTCATATTGACTTGAGAGCGAGCAGCACTCATGCGAGTACGCACCACATCGTTCCCTAGAAGGAACACGCCACACTTGCGTTCTGCCAGAATGCGCAGACCGTTAAGCACATCGTCAGAAAGGTATTGCGCTTCATCGATGATGATGAGGCCATTTGAACCATCCAGCTCTTGTGCAATCGCTTTTTGCATGCGGTAGACCGTCATATTTGAGGTCTTGATATTCATGCTTTCACAAAGCTCAGACAGGATTGCTCTTGCTGATTTGCACAAGTTTGAAGCCGTCACAATCCATACATTGTTGTGCTTGCGTTGATACTCTTCTGCGGTCACGGTTTTACCGATACCTGAGCCTTCATACACCATCGACCAACGGCGCATAGTGCGAGCTAAATCCATCAACTTCCAAATGGTTTCAGAAGTTGGCAACATCAGGAATTCAGGCTCTTGTAATGACACATCAGCAAACTCTTCAACCTGAGTGCCACGTGTGTTCAACCACGTTTCAAGCTTTTGAAGCTGAGCTTCGGTGTCACCCGTATAAGGCTTGTTATTGAACAGTTTGCTAAGAATGCCTTCGTCGATATCCGACTCTTTAGCAATCTTACGGTTGCTCAGTTTTTCACTGCTTTTAACCGTTAGAACTTGTTGAATAATGTGGTTCATTTCGCTTTCCCGTACTGCTGCATTAATGCGTCTAAATCCATCGCGGGTTCAAAATCCGCACCCACGGCTTTTTTCTCAAACAATCCATCAAAGTCACTGGTATTCATTTGGTGTTGCTCTGGTGTTCTTGGTAGTTCTGGAGTCATTTGAGTAATGCTTGGAACCATTCCACCTAATGGCTCTGGCTTCTCATGACTACGTGCCAACTGTGCGAGGTCTTCATTCGTTAACTCGACCATTTGCTCTTTCAGCCAAGCGGCATGGTTAACACCTTCGGTTTGGTACAAGTTCTGACGACGCGCTTCGCCTAAATCGTCATAAGCCACATCAGCATAAAGTGGGATTTCACCAATGAACTCACCACGCTCACTGTAGGCATACACACAACCTGTTAGGTCATAAGGATTGAAGCGTAGGTGGACGCTTTGACCGATGTACTCAAACAACAATGGGCTGCGATAGCGGTTCACCAAATGCTTGCTGTAGCGTCCTGCGTTAAGTTCGACTAGACCACCATCGTGAACCTTCACACCTTTACGAGTACGGTGCAGGCACAAACGTAATTGGGTTGCGGTGGGTTTGCGCACTTGGATTTGACGATAGCTTTGTTCAAACACCTGCTGATAACTGTGAATGCCGCGAGCCATTTCACTGCGACGACCTTCTTGGCTATTCCAATCGGCAACCCACTCGGCAAACAGCTCAACAACCAATTCAACAGGCACTGTGGTTTCACCGTAGTTCGCAGGCTTGCTG